TGTTAGTCCAACTGGAGGTATAGACAAGGGTAAGTGTAACGAATGTGTCGGGGCTATACCCGATGCGTGGTTAATAAATGTTTATGTTCCTAGATTGGGGCCTGTAGATGAAGATGATGCATCGTTTAATCAGGATATTATATTTGAATGTAAACTACGCAATGCTTCAATTTTTGAAGTCATGCGGTTTATAGTTGCTAGTGCTATAGCAGAGCGCAATCAACAGGCAACTCTTGTTGAACGCTTGAAAGAAACTAAAGATGGTAGAAATTTTACAATGTGTGAACATGGTAAATTTCCTGGTGAGAAACCCGAGTGTGAAGTTTGCTATAGTCAGTTAACTAGATCTGCAGCAGGTAGTATAGATATTAATCTATCAAGAGGACAGGAATCTTCCGTGATGTCATACTTTAGGGGTGGATACCGCTCTAAGCAACCTCAGTCAGTAAGGCGTAAGTTGATGAATTGGTATGCTACTAGAGCTCCTAGATGGATGTATTATTATCCTATAAAAACTTATTTATATATATACGGAATTACATTAGATTATTCTTTTGATGGTATTACACCTTTAAAAGAAGCTATTAAGGTTGATTTCGAGAATAATTATAAATTGGGCAGAAGGAAGATTGGAGATTGGTATGAAAAACCATTGGTTCAGGCATCTGTGAAAATGTTTGTTCTTTTTCTTCAAATTACATGTGTTGCGCTTGTAACCTCATTGTCAGGGTTAGCTGTAGTTAGGACTTGTCAAGCGATAGACAGGAGACTGACTCCAGAGGATGATAAGAACAAATCTAATTCAGAGTATTCAGCTATACCAACTGTAGAGGACAAGAAAAATTTAGAAACTAAGTATCGTACATCAGATGACCAACCTAAAATAGTGGTCAGAGATATATCACTCCGTGACAGTATTCTTCCAAATAATCCTAAACAGATGTTATCCACAGTAGAAGATAACATCTTTGCTGTTAGTATAGAAACTAGTGGTAAGCGTAGAATAAACATTGGTTTGTACGTTCATGGACATGTTATTATGACAGTTAAACACATGTTTCGTGGAGTAAATTTGACTAAAGGTGAGCAGATTAGAGTAGATTTTCTTGCTTTTAGGCGTGGAAATACCATCGAGATCATTCTGAAATACTATGTGGTAGTAATTTTCATTTTATTGAGGATAAAGACGTTGTTTTTATACGTACAACAGCTTGCAAGAATAAAAAGAAAGTACATTTATTTCCGAATGATCCTATGTTACAACCTGCTTATAAAGGAGATTGTTTTTTAAGGCAATACCATTATAAACAAGATTTTACGTATGTTGATAATAATTTGGTAGTAGCACCATATGACAAAGTTACTTACCAGTTAGGTGCTTCTAATGAGTCTTATACGA